GCTCGGAGTATTCTAGCTTTAGTACCGGTGGTAGGTTCCAGCGATTTTTGGCCACATATCCAGTCGCGGCTTCCGTGCAAAGCTGACGCTGGTCCGATACTACGGCGATGCCATCTTTGGTGAGAATCGTTTCGCGGCGCGCGAAAAACACATGGTCTGCCCATTGTTCCGTTTGAGACCACAGGCGCCGGCCAATTGCTGGGGTGAACTGCTCGTACTCCCCGAGCGTTGGATCGTTCACTCGTTTGCTGGCAACGTGAGCCAGCACGATTACCGTGCGCCCCTTTTCTCTTCCTTTATCCAAGACAAATATAAGTTCACGCCACTTCTGGGCGACTGCTTCAAAACCGTCGCCATACTTGAACTCAATGAGACTTTTCTTCCTGTGATCGTTCAGGACTGCCGCAGTTGCTTTTTCTTCTAGTCGATCCGCTGTATCTACAATTATCGTCTGGTGCTGGCCTGGATCCAGGATCATTTCCTGGATCGTCGATAGGCACGTGACCCACCCCTTGTCGTGCAGCTCTACTCGTGGAGTGCCTATCGAGCGCATTCCAGACTCCACGTCTGCCGCTACTGATCCCGGGAATTGGGACGCAAACGTAGACTTTCCAATGCCTACCGGGCCGTAAAGTACAATTCTCGGGTTAGAATCGTCGGTACCAGTTAGAAAATTCATTCATCCACCAACTCCCATGTGTAAGTTCTTCGAACGTCACATCTTGTTCTTCACTTTTCGCGTTGCGACTGTTGACCACTGCCTCGCCCGGCAGTAGCCGCAAAACTGGCCAAGGTTTTCCGCCGCGACGGAACCTATTTGAGAAGTCAGGCATTCAGCACCCGCAAGTGCACCTCTCCAGTGTGATTCAGTTCTCGTTGCGCGAAATTCGGCTCTGCCAGCGCCGAGCCTTCCCAGCAAACGGAGAAAAAGTCACAGGGGCGCCCGAACGCGTGGCATGCTTCTGGATTCCTTGACGTTGGCTCGTGTCTTTTTCGCTCGATATCCTGGTACAGGATAGACAAGTCGCGCACAAATTCGGACCTTTCTCTATCGGTCCGGACAATAAGTGCACGCTGAAAATACCTCTCAGGGGATTCGGCGATAGAATCGTAAGCTCTGGAAAATAGCTCCTCGTCCGATTCGTCGGAATCTCTCTGATTCGCGTATAGGCGACCCATGCGGGTAATTTTGCGTTTCGCCAGTTCCGTGGCCGCGCGACGCTGTATACCGGTCTTGTGCAGCGCGTCCCAAATAATCGGGAGACCTGAGGCGAGGCAATAGGTACTGGCCTGACTATTTCCTGTCGATAGTTCCCGCCAATACTCGGAGCCTGGCGAAATCTCTCTGGAAGTTGTCTTGTGCTCTACGATTGCGACCGGTGTCCCACTCTTGTAGAGCACAGCGTCATACACGCCGACGACATCTAACGATTGCGGTAGATACCACGCCGTGGGGGTGTGGAGAGAGTACCAAACGAACGGTACGTCAACTTTGACAGCATCAAACTCGATGCCACATACCGGGCTCGCCAGAGTGCTACCCCAGTAGGCCCTGTATGCGGTCAGTAGCGCCCTTAGCTGAGGACTGGACAGTACTGCGGTGTCTACCTCCGAGCCTCGCCAGTGGGCAGCTAGGCACTCGTGCACGGCCCTACCATCTAGCAGCGGCTGTGGCTCTCGAATAGGAGCCCATCGCTCCAGGTATCTGTATTGCCACTCGCGCTGACATCTCTGGAAACAGACTACTTCGCTGTTGGAAATTAGCACGAAAGAACCCAACGGACCCGGCTGGGGTCACCCGGCCGAACCGCCCTATCGAGGGGGTGACGAAGGCTTGCGTTGCCTTCAGTCGATGCGTACTCTAGCCGTCATGAGTGAACTTGGCAAGAGGCGGGAAGAAAAAAAAATGACCGTCCGTTTCAACATGCACATGTCGGCGGGTGAGATGGATCTCCTGATTGATCTATCTGGCAACCGTAAATGTTCTGGCAGTCAACTTATTCGAGAGCTCATACGAGAAGAAGCAGCCAGGTTCCGAACCACATAGCGACGCCAAAATATGGCTGAAAAGTTATCCGCCGAGGATTACAGAATCCTCGATTGGCCGGACATTGCCGCCGTTTTGCCCGAAGTAGTCTGGCTAAACGAAGGACTAAATATAGCTGCCCAGGGGCGTCCGTTCGTGCATTGCGGTGATGCAGGGTCGTACAAAACTTGGTACGCCCAGTATTTGTTGGCGTGCGCAGCAGCGGGTTATCCCGTATTTGGAGACGCACGTTTCGCGTGGCGAAGTCGTGCGATTCGGTGCCTATATATTGACTACGAGCAAGGTGAGCGCGAATCTCGTTCGCGTTTCCAGCGCCTGGCGGGGGGAATCAGAACGAGAGACTTACCAAACCTACACTACGTCTGGCAGCCGATCGAGACTTGGAACCCAAGGCCACATGAGCGACCGAAGATTATTTCTCAGCTGTCGAAACTGCTGACCGGATTCGATTTGGTAATCGTAGATAGTTTGCTCGATTCCCAGCCTGGTACCGACGAGAATACTTCAGAAATTGCTCGTGCGTGCAAGCTAGCGACCAAATTGTCGGAGGATCTGGGCTGTCAAATTGGCTTCATCGATCACACGAGCGGCAAGGGTCAGCCTCTCTGCAGAACAAATCCAATAGCCAGAGAGGGCACTCGGCTAAAAAGGGCGCATCGTCTGTTCTTTACGTAGCTAGCGCCGTGCCAGACGATCCGTCCGTCGTGACAGTGACATGTGAACGGAGCCAGCTGAAATCCCGTGAGGACTGGCCTAAGCCGCTCGCCTATCGTCTGACGAACGTAAACGGTGGTGTGACACTAGAGCTTTGCCCGGTTCCTGACGTTCCAGTTTCTACGCCCGTTACGCCCGGAACGTCTAGGGTGAAGGCGATTTTGACCGAGCTCAGAATCGAGCCAGCTGCGAGTATCACAGCTCTAGCGTCACGGATAGGTGGTCGCAGGACTGACGTGCTGAGTGCTATTCGTGAAATGCTGTTAGCTGGCGATATCCAGCAGGGTAACGACGGAGAGCTGATCCCGGGTTCCGAGATCTGACGGCTGAGTCAGTTCCCAGGTTCCAGGTTCCGGTTCCGAGATCTGACGGCTGAGTCAGTTCCCAGGTTCCCGGATTCCCGGTTCCGAGATCTGACGGCTGAGTCGGTTCCCAGGAGCTGATTCCCGGTTCCGAGATCTGACGGCTGAGTCAGTTCCCAGGTTCCCGGTCGGGAACCGGGTCGGGAACCGGGTAGGCATACTCAATGCGTACGAGCAATATTATGATTCTCTTGTGTTTTTCCCCCTGCAGTAGTGTTCCCCACCCCCTAGGTTCCCGGTTCCCCCCCCCTTAAGGGGGGAACCGGGAACCGGGGGGGTGGGGAACCACTGCGGGGCGTGGGGGGAACTGTGAAAGAGAGTGGTTCCCGCGGGAACCGGTTCCGGGAACCTCAACCGTACTGGACACGGCCAGGTGTAGTAGTTACGTTCACGAGGTGAACGCTGTACTTGCCAGAGTCGGCCCGTGGCTCGACGCGTCTACGCCATTATCTGCATCGGTGTGCGCAGCCATTGCATCGAGCTACTGCGGCGTGATCCGCACCTTGCCTCTGCCGGGCAACTCAACGGCATCCGACCTGACCGCCCCAGAGCTCGACCGGATCCTCGCCGCTGGTCTCCAGTGCGCCGCATACCAGCATGTCCGCGGGGAGCCGCCGACGATGTTGTGGCAACCAAGGTCACACGACGGTGCCGCCGATGCCGTGTGCGCCGTTAACTGGGCGCGTGCCGCGGGTCTGCCGCCCGGGTGCCACCTTTGGCAAGATCTGGAAGCCGTCGACGGGACGGCCATCGACACGCTCGCCTACTCGCGCGCGTGGGGCGTGGCGGCGATCGGCGCCGGATACCTCGCGGGCCTTTACGTTGGCTATGCGGTTCCGTGCTCAGCGAGCGAGCTCTACACGCTGCCGCACACCTCGTATTGGAGCGACGCGGGGCCGCGCCAGGTGGCTACTCGCGGATTCGCGATCCGGCAGCGTCAGCCGGAGATCGTGATTTCCGGGGTGCATTTCGATCGCGACGATGTGTCGCTCGACTTGCTCGGTGACACCCCGATCGTGTGTGGCGCCGGCTATCTAGCGGCGGCCTGAGCGCTCTCGCGGGCTCGATGTAGCGCCGGGCCATTGCCGGGCCGTAGCGCCCCCTTCCCGGGGCTCGGCCGCCGGGGAGGCGAGCACGGTCGTGCGCGGCACCGCGGCCCCGAGCTCTCGTGTGTGGCGTCGGCTATCTAGCGGCGGCCTGAGCGCTCTTATGCGAGCGAGGTATTGTGACAACGTAGTTACATTGGTATATGTGGACCCACCTGTCCCCGCAAAAAATGCGGGTTAGGCATCCGAGACTGTGGATGTGTCAATGGACCATGGTGAATAAATTACTCCGTATCTCGCGCAGACGCCTTTTAGGTTACCGTAGGCCACGATTCCAGACATATGCGAGGCGATGGTAGCCTTGGATTTGAGAAATAAAGCGCGGCCGATTCCTAGTCCCCAATAGTTCGATTTCACATAAACCCAGTGCACAACCGGTGTTTCAAAAATAACGAAACCGTAATTGTACCAAGTTTGCTCTGTATCGTATGCGATCCAGACATGTCCAGCATCCAATTGTTCAATCGCCCATCGCCGGCCATACGTGTGCATGGTGGCTGGCGTGGCGTGGCGGAACAATTCGGACACACCGGCTAGGTATGCTGAACATACGAAAGCTTCATCCCCCACGCCGGACTTGCGTAGCGAATAAGGGACCGGAAGTCTTGCGGAAGCCATGTTGATTGAGTAAGCTCTTTTGCGTGCCAACGCAACGAGTTCAGGAGGACAAATGTTTGTAGGATTCAATTGGAAACATTGGGCATTGATTATTGGGGCTCCTGCATTGAGTGCAGTTGTTTCGGCTTACAACAAGAATGGCGGGGCTCTCAATCGAGAAGCGCTCACGCAGGATTTCGTCGCGCTCGTGTTCGCTGTCATGGCTGTGTTGACGCGAAATCCAGCAGATTCTGCTTCCGTGAAACAAGCTGGCGCGCTGTTACCGATGCTTTTGTTCGTCTTCTGGACTGGGCTTTGTGCTACGGGATGTGCTGCGATTCCAGCAGTGGTCGCGCAAATTTCGGAGATCACTAGCATCATCGTGCAAGACGTTGAGAAGGGCATGTCGGCGTCAGCTACTATCCAGGACGTAATCGCTCAAACTGGAGTACAAGACGCAAGCGTGATTGCGCAAGTTATTCAAGCACTGCTTGCCGATCCGAATGTGCCACCGGCAGACCTGCCGGCGCTGCACGACGCGCTTGGCGAGGCGCAGAGGCGGGTCGCGCAGCAGTCAGTAACTACGGTGCGCGGTCCACTCCCAATAGATGTAGATGTTCAATGAGAAAATTTGGGAAGGGCTTGCTGCCTCCAAACATTGCCAAACTTTCTCGGCGCAGCGAATACGAGTTGTCAAAAGCTCCAGTTGGAGCCGCAAGCTTGACCCCATCGATTCGGTACGATCAGGGCCAGACGCCGACGTGTGGGCCGCATTCGGCCGCCGGTGTCGTCTGGACTGCGGCTAATGCGGCAGGCTTGGCGTTTCCGACACTAAGCCCGAAATACATTGCCTCGACAACGTACGCTGACATACGGGCTGTCAATTTTGCATCGAATGAGCAATTGCCGCCATTACAATACCAGGGGATCGATCTGTCAGACGCAGCTATGGCTCTGAAAACCTGGGGCGTAGCAGGAATGGCCAAGCCATTGACGAACGATGGTAGGGTGAGCGATATCGAGCTGCCTCCTCCGTCCAATATTTTTCCGGAACCTGATCTCGGACAGTTGTTCGTAGGTGGTGATCGATTGATCTCCGGTGAGTATCAGATCCCGGTAACGTCCGTTTCTCCTGCGACATGTGCGCTGGCCATCGACAACAATGCTCCAATTTGGGTCGGATTCTATTGCGATACGGCGTTCCAGGAACTGACGTCCGCATCTATTGCGCAGCCCGCGGACTTGACCGACCCAAGCGGGGGAGGCCACGCGGTTTATCTGAGCTCATATCGAACTGCCGCGGATGGTACGTTTGAATTTCTGATCCAGAATTCGTGGGGTAGCGATTGGGCGATCGGTGGATCTGTATGGGCATCAAGCGCATGGGTGACGGCAGCTTGGATGCTTTGGCCTTTTCCGATCTCGGTGTCATCATGAGGGCGCTAGCGATTTTCTGCCTCTGCTTGGCGTCCTGTCCGTCACCGTCTCCTGTACCGATTTATACGCCAGTGCCGACGACTATGTCATGCGTATTAGCGGCCAAAATAAATGCGGCCAGACTGATTCGCGATCCTGACTCAGGTTACGCTGATTTTTTCGTATGTGACGCGGGAGCAGAATGATCAAGCCGAGTATTTTATCCGTCGTAATTCCGAAGCCGATCGCAATTCGCGGTAAGCAAACGCCGGCTGGCGAAATCGTCAATCATGGTCCAGAAGGGTGGGTAATCGATTGGTCGCAGGTGGCTGGATTCGTCGAGCTCACTCACTCCGATAGGCCTGGGCTTAGGATGTTGGTTCCGTTCGCTGAGGCTCGAATAATTACGAAGGACGAATGAACGTTCTGGAAGGACTTGACTGGATCGATGCGTGCTGTGTCTGTCACGGGATGCCAGGTATCTCGACATGGTGGCTTGAATCGATCCGCAAGTGGTATCAGGGCGGTCAGCAAAAGGGCATCTACAGGGTAGGCCGACGCGGTGGCAAAAGCTCGACACTTTGCCGACTTGCAGTGGCCGAGGCACTGTTCGGAAATCATTTCGTCGCGCCTGGAGACACTCCCATCATTCCACTGATTGCTCAAAATAGAGACAGGGCTAGCGAGCTGCTGACATACGTCAGGGCGATTCTTTTGGCCTGCGAAAAAAAAGAAAAGGAAGACTTCCGGGCTAACGCGTCGGAGATTTGTCTCACCGCAAATCGTGTCACATTCAAGGTATTTGCGGCATCAATTGCGGGAGTTAGCGGATTTACATCGATTTTTGGGCTATGCGATGAGGTGGCAAAATGGCGCGACGCGGACACGGGGGCCAATCCGGCAACAGAAGTAATTGCGTCGCTTATGCCAACGTTTGCGACAGTGCCTGGCGCTCGACTTGTCCTGTCGAGCTCTCCGCTAGGATCACTCGATGCCCACGCAAAGGCTTTCTCGCGTGGTATTACCGGCGGCCAGTACGTTGATTTTGCTCCTACGTGGGTCGCCCATCCTGAAATAACTGAGGAGAAAACGCACGAACTGGAACCTAACGAAGCGTACTGGTCCAGAGAATATGCAGCGTTGCCAACGGAGGGCGATTCGCTTTCAATGTTCAGCCCACACTTATTGGACATGGCGACGCGTGCTGAGAGCGTGGTTCCGTGCGAACCTGGTGTAACTTATGTTGGAGCAATGGATCCTGGATATGTCAGAAATCCTTGGACATACGGCCTATTTGGGTGTCGTTACGTCGGCAAAGAGATCAAGCGATCGATGGTGCTTGCGAGAGAATGGCAGGGGAGCCATTCCAGGCCGAACGATCCAGAAGCTATTTTCTCGGAAATATCTACGATTCACAAGTCGTATCGCGGTTCAGTTGGCGTCTATACGGATCAGTATGAGCATTTCGCCTTGCAGCGAATCGCTCTCAAGTACGAACTGCCTGTCTCAGTAGGAGAGCGAGGCAATCAACTGGCTAGGTTCGAGTCCCTGTCGACGCTGCTTGCGTCCGGTCAGGTGGAACTCCCAGCGTCGCCACAAATTCGATCCGATCTATTGAGCGTGCAAATGAAAGTGACACCGAACGGTTTTACGATTGGGTTACCAGAAACGCCAGACGGAAGGCATGCGGATTCTGCACCGATGATCGCGCTCGGGATCAGTAAATGCACTGTGGACCCTGATCCGAGATTTGTGGTGATGTCTCTTGAGCAAAGAGAGATGGTGTCGCTTGCGGAAGAATATCGAAAAGCAAAGCTACATAAAGATCCATGGGGACGAACAGAGGAGACGTTCTGATGAGCACACTGGTAAACAATTCAACATTGATGATTGCAGCAGGAGCCGCATCGTATTATCCGGCAGGGTATCCGGCGGTTACTAGATTTGATGGTACGAACGTCATAGGCGCAACCACTTATTCCGTCCCAATTCTCGTTCAGTATTGCGACCGATTGTCAGTGCACGTGTCGTGTCCGTCCACTGGATCCCCAAACGGCATCGTTACGATCCAGGGATCTAATGACGTCGGCCTATACGAGGCCCAAGCGACGCCGTTCACCGGTGGTCCGGTCGAGACCGGCGGATCGCCGATCAGTGATCCTCAGATTCTGAATTGGGCAACGTTAGCTGTCTGGGACGAACTAACGTTCGCATATGCAGCTAATACGACCGTGACCGGCGCAACATCAGTAATTCTTACTGTTCAGCAGTGCGCCTCTCGCTGGGTTCGCGTTGTGTGGACGAACCCGTCCGGTTCCGCTCTTTTGACTCTTCGTGTCCAGCAAAAAAGCATAGGTGGACGATGAGGCTGTTGCTTCTACTGCTGCTGCTAGTAACTGGATGCTCTTTTCGGATCGGTCGACCTTATCTGGCCGCCGGAGAACCGACTTATTGTTCTGCGGATCCTGATTGCCACGTTGGCAGATACAGTGGCTCGTGCAGATTCTTTGGTGCGTACTTGGAAGACGGTGGCCTTCCGCGCGCTCAATGTGTATATACGTTTGACGAGCAAATCGCTACTTATCCAGATCCGCCAGCAGGAGCGCACGGTCGATGAACCGCCGTCAACGGCTAGCTTACAAAAAGCTTTCCCAGTATGAGGGGGAAAAGCGTACGGATCTACAGACACAGGCAATCGCCGAAGGCCATCTAGCACCTCGGATTGTACAATCGGATAAGAATGTACAGATTTGGCAAGCCGGTGGTCCAATTTGCGACATGTGCCAGACGCGTAAGCACTCTACGAATCTCGTTAGGATTCGGGATCCACAAGCGCGCGGAACGAAGCGCGTCCGAGGAATGAAGGGTTGGTACATTCAGATCTGCGATGAATGTAAGCGCATTGTCCCGCAGGTGAGCCAACGCGATGCCGACAAGATTGACGACGATCCGGCCGCACAGATGCTCAAGAAGGACTTCGGGATCACGCTATGACGCCTGACGATCTAGAGAGAGTCTTTCATTTGATGGGCAAATACGGCATCACACATTTGATAAACGGCGACGTGACGGTCGAGCGCCCGATACAGGAGACGAAAGGCGAGCGCTCGCTGTCGGAGTACGAGATCCTCATGAAGCTACCGTCCGACCAGCGCGATCAGGCATTGGCTTTGGCCAGATTGAACGGCAATGGCTAAGCAAGTCACGTCAACGATAACCAAGAAACGGTATCGAACGCGAGCCAAGTCTTATGTAGACTCGGATGCGCTTGCTCAGTCAGAGTGGTCCGATCAGTCGACCGATGACGTTTGGCGTTATACAACTGCGCTCTGCCGAGCAATCAAGCACAAGCAGACACGGCGCAGATATGAGCTGGCCGTGTACCAGAACCTGTACTGCAATACAGGTGTGTTTTGGGCCGGTAGCCTCTTTAGGGCTGGTTCCGTTTCGACGATCGCGCCGTATCATCGGCTAAACGCGAACGTTATCAAGTCTTGCGTTGACACGGCCACGGCAAGAGTAGGCAAGGATTGTCCGAGAGTATTCTGTCTGCCGTCATCGGCAGATTCGAGACTGATCACGAAAGCAGACAAGGCTACCAAATACCTTGATGGCGGGTTTGAGGCAGGTGGCGTTTACGCCTCTAACGCCGAAGTGTTTCGCGATAGCGGAATTTATGGTGACGGGCTAATTCTGTTTCAAGAAAAGCGAAATCAAATTGTGGGAACCTATGTCAAAATTGACGAGGTATTCGTTGACGAAATTATCGGCATGTATAACGACCCGCACGAAATTCACTGGGCGCATCCAACGCCATACCGCGAGCTAGTAGATAAGTACCCTGCTCAAAAAGAAGCTATTGACGAGGCAAGGAATTCCTGGAAGGGAGAGCTCAGTTTTCTTTCGCAGAGCGACTTAGTACTCGTGACTCATTCTTGGCGACGTCGAATTGGCGGCGACAGCAAAGATAAAGGCCGCCACGTCTGCGTGATTGAGGGGGTGACACTTCTGGACGAAGATTGGGATTTTGACTTTTTGCCCATCCTGAGATGGCAGTGGACGACACCGACTTACGGCCCTTTTGGGCTTGGTATCGCTCAGGAGATCGAGGGGACTCAGCGCGCAATCAACGAGCTGATCCGCAACATTATGCGAAGCCATCATTTGTTCGCCGTTCCGCGAGTTTGGGTCGAGAAACTTTCCCAGGTTTCCGTGCATCAATTGCAAAACGGCATATCTGTCAACCAGTACACCGGAAGCAAACCGATTTTCGAGACTCCGCCTGCGGCGTCTGCTGACGCGTATCAGTTTGTCCAGTGGCTGATTGATTGGAGCTTCAAGCAGCTTGGGCTCTCTCAGCTAACCGCTCAGAGTGAAAAGCCTGCCGGCCTAAATTCCGGCGTCGGCTTGCGAAATTACCAGGACATCGAAACGCAGCGATTTGCGATTGTCGGTCAACGTTGGGAAAGATTTCACGTCGAGGAGGCCAAGGTTTTTCTGGCACTTTCGAGAAAATTGTACGAACGGACCGGCAGCCTTTCAGTGAACACACCTGGCCGTGCGTTTATCGAGCGAATCGACTGGAAGGATATGGATCTAGCCACGGATCAGTACGAGTTACAGGCGTTTCCGACGTCGCTTCTTCCGAGGACGCCTGAAGGACAATTGCAGAGTGCACAAGAGCTGATCAATTCAGGATTTATGCCGAAAGACGTAGCGCTTGGACAACTCAGGATCCCAAACCTGAATTCCTGGATAGAAGAGCAGACAGCTTCGCGTGACAACATCAATCTTTGCTTGTCGAGGATTCGCGACAAGGGAATTTACACGGCTCCGAATGGCATCGCAGATATCAACGCGTGCGTAAACATGGCTGCGAATGCGTGGCTTAGAGCGGATCTGGATCCCAATATGCCCACGGAACGTACCGAGCTACTGCTTCGATTCCTGACCGAATCGCTCGAAAAGCAAAAGGCCATGACAACGCCTTCGCCGAGCGTGTCCACCGGTCCGGCTCCTGTCGTTGGACAGGCTCCAGCCCCACCTCCCGCTCCGCTTGCGCCAGCCGGCTCTGGACCTATCACTACCGCCTAAAGGACATCCAATGCCTGAAATCGTATCTACTCCAGTTGCGCCTCCCGCCGCAGTTCCTAAACCTCCGCAAACCTCCGCAAGCTAGTCACTCGATTACGAGGACTACCCTGGGTGGCCGTGTCAGGCCATCAGAGAACGCGACCGGGGTTACTAAGCCTGTTGCTGAGCCAGTAGCCAAGCCTGCTGCTACGCCAGCGGCTAAGCCCATCGTCGAGCCTGTAGCTACTGCCGCGCCAGCGGCTAGTGCCGAGACGGTAGCCGAGCCAGCGGCCAAGGCAGAAACTGCGGCCACTACAACTACTGAGCCTGTCCTCCGTCTCACGGAGGACGAATCCTATAAGCGTGCAGCTCGCATTCGTCGCGAATCAATGAGAGTCGAAAGAGAGAAGCTCGATCTCGCGAATCAGCGAAAGTCCGACGCATCGATTCACGAAAAGGTCAAGCTGATTGAGCAATTTGTCCCAGCGTTTAGGGCAAATCCGCTTCGCGCTTTACAAGACGGACTGGGAATTCCGATACACGAGGCTCGACAGATACTCACCGGGGCGCTTATCGGCGAGCAAGCCAAAACACCCCAACAGCGGGCGATCGAGGAGCAGCAAACGCAATACGGACAGATTCAGGCAGGCCTGAGGCAGATCGAGGATTTCCGGCGAGAGCAAGTCGCGTCCGTTCAGCAGACGAAAATCGCTGAATACCTGAAGTCTTCTGTCGAGCCTATACTCGCTGGAAATTATCCACACCTGAAACACGCGGCCGCAATTTCTGGCCAAGATTTGGCCCAGGCAATTTTCAGGGCGCAACAAGCGGAACACAAGCGGACCGGCAAGGTGCCGACCGCAAAGTCGCTTGCCGATGCGGCTGAAGCTGGCTATGCTAAACTCGCGAAAGAAAAGCTTGGGCAGTCTTCGCCGGCCGCCGAAGCTACAGCGTCATCCAACGGTGCCACACCGAAGAGTCAAGCCAGTGGGCAGGCGAGCAAGGGTCCGCTACGAAAAAAGAGCGGACCCTACACCCGGAGAATAGTTTCCGGGTGAAAGACTCCAGCCACCGATTCTAAGGACACCTAAATGACGTCTAATTATACGGTACTCGATCCACTGTTCAAGCAGCGGTACGCGGACGGACTTGAAGATCTAACCTACCAGGAACGGCCACTTTTTGCCCTCCTGCCGAAAATGACTGACATCGCTGGCGCCTCGACTACGAGCCGCGCGTATCACGTTCCCCTGAAATACGCAAATACGTCAGCCGTTAGCGGCTCGTTCACAACGGCCCAAACGCGCGCGTCCTCGGTTTCTTCACTGGTCGTTGCGTGGGAAATCTACACCATGCACCAATACGGATTCGTAAATCTTGATATGGAATCCTTGGAGCGATCTGAAGGAAAAGAAAACGCGTTCGTGGACGAGAAGGGTCTAGAAATGGATGCTATGATCGAAAACATAGCAAACCGATTACACCACTTTTCGTATCTCGCTGGGGATGGCTCAATCGCCAACGTCGGTAACGCGACTCAAATGCCATCGTTCGCGACGTCCACGATGGTGCTGAATAACCCCGCTACGGCAGTGTACATCATGCCCGGAGATCAGTTGTCCGATTCAAGCGCAACCAATTCTGGACAAAGGGCGTTTGGTACTAACGGAACCGGGTGGAACGTCATCGCTACAAATATTGACGCCGGTACCTTTCAGGTCGGAAATGCAAGCGGAGTTGCGGTCAACTTGAACGACGCAACATACGGAATCCCGCTCGTCGCCAACGGAGACTTTATCCAACATCAGGGGGACTTACAGGTTAGCGGCACACTTGGGGGAACGGTAATTACCGGATTCCAGGGGTTCATTCCAACGATCGCAAACGTCGGTACACTCACGACTCCGCTGTACAACGTAAACCGCTCTCTGATGCCGGATTTTCTTGCTGGCACTAGATACGACGGGAGTTCGCTGGGCATCGAGGAGGCTATCGTCCGCGGTTCAAATCAGGTCGCATTCAAGGGCGGCAAGATCAAGCAGATTTTCGTCAACCACAAGCACTATTCCGATCTTGTGAACGCGATCAATTCTCGTGGAATGGTCAACTATCTTGAGATTTCTCCGTCCGAAAAACCAAACATCGGATTTACTGGAGTGAAAATCATCGGAGCAAAGGGCGAAGTCGACGTGATCCCTGACTATGCTTGTCCGTCTACACTCGGAGCCGGTATGGATATCGAATCGTGGGAATTCGCAAGCATCGGCGAGCCTATCAAGATTATGGCCGGAGATGGTTTAGAGTTCTTGCGTCTTACTACTGCCGACGCAATCCAGGCATATTGGGTCAGCTATGCCAACATGGTGCCACGGGTGCCGCGCGATAACCTCAACTTACTACTGGCGGCCTAATGGGCAGCCCGTTTTCGTCGCAAGTACTGGCCCACCTGGAACATGACGCCGTTCAGATTACCGGCTTCATTTCCTTGGACGGATCCAGCAACGTTATCGGATACGCCCCGACTACGGCCGGTGGTATTGTCCCGACTAACTCCTACACGCGCTGCAAGGGGCTACAAAGGTCACTTGGACCGGCAGGCGCGCTCCTCTATCAGCCACACACTAGCGTTGGACTCTATGTATTTGTCCTGGACGAGCCTTGGTTCGCGCTTCTCGATTCCGGCGTCACGTCCACGGATCAGGGAGCAATCGCTCCGCTAACCGCATACATTGACGCAAACGTTACCAACCAGACAGCAAATATTGGATTTATGCCTGGTAACGAGGTCGCGCTCAATCCGTCGACAGTCAAGGTCACGTTCAGAAATACGACCGGGGTTCTGACGAATCCGGCGGCATCTACTGGATTTTGGCTGAATCTCACCCTTATGCGATCAGGGATCGTCTAATGGCGTCACTCGATGACATGTTGTCTCCCAGTCCAAAGGACGCGCCAAACGATGGTGATGATTCTGACGATGCTGGATCTGACGCAGAAGATGCTGTTCGTGTTTTTTTCACGGCTGGCACTTCCGGTGATTTCAAAAAAGCGGCCATGGCCCTACGCGACGCGATAGATCTGTGTGGCGCCATGCCAGACGAGGAGCAGGAACCAGAAGACGAAGGCGGAAGTCACCATCTTGGTCTCCTGCTGATGCCGAAAGGCTCTAAGTGAGCCTCACTGTCACCGCCACGGTAACGGTAACGATCGCCGGAACTGCTGGCGGTGGCAGCTTTCTTGGTACTGGCGCTACCTATGTTCAATCTCTAGTCAATACGGCCGGAGTAGCGCAAGGCAGTTTCAGCCTTGCCCTTGGGTTCAATCCTATCATCGTCCCGTCAACAGCGCTTGGCGTTTTTATCGTTCCACCGTCCGGTAACTCTATCACCTTACAAATAAAGGGGGTGACAGGTGATACGGGATTCCCGCTCGCTCCTGCTAGTGCGACTTATCTGCCTTTTAGCGCGGCTGGCGCAGTAGCAACTATCGGGATTACAGCTGGAGCCGCGGTAACTGTTACTTTGATTTGGACCTAGAATGACCGCGTTATCAGACTTGGTACTGGCCGCACAACAACGCTGCGATCGAGTCAATGCGCAAACAATCTCGACGCAGGAATGGTACAGCTACGTCAATCAGAGTTTGCAAGAGCTCTACGCGACGTTGACTCAGTGCAACGACGATTGGAACGCGGCTCAGTATCAATTTACGCTAGTTGGAGGAGATCCACCTGGAAACGTATTGACGATTGGTCCTGGAACGAGCGTTCCGAGTTTTTACAAGCCCCGCGGCGTATGGCGAATGTTGACTGCAACTCCGTCGCTGCGCTGGGCGCCGTTGCGTAGATTGGCCAATCTGATAGAGCGCAATCAATACGTTGGGCCGACTATTTCGCTTTTGTACGGGCAGATTCCGTCGGCATGGAATCTGTACGGGAATCAGTTAGAGATTTTGCCGCCAGCGTCTAGTGCTGGCACGTACAATCTTCTATACGTGCCCACGCTTCCGGCACTTGTCAATCCAACGGACACGATCGATCAGTATTGGCTTATCGTGAACGGATGGCAAGAATTTGTTACGTACGATGTTGCTGGCAAGGCTTTACTGAAAGAAGAGAGTCTAGACACAGCTCAGATTTGCTTTGCGCAAGCCGAAAAAGTGAAGCGCAGAGTCATTGAGGAGGCTACGCCGCGCGATGATTCTGAGCCTGGCCAAATTGGCGACGTCATGCGTGTGCGCGAAAATTTTGGGCTGGGTGGCTGGGGTGGTGGAAACGAAGGATGGGGTGGCTGGTAATGCCCTCCAATAGACCGCTACGTAAAATCAAAGTGAGCTCGCATGAATTGAATCAGGTACAGGACGCGATTCGCGAAACTCTGCTGCCGATCACTGTCAACCCAATACTGAACGGAAAGCTAGTTCAACATGTGCCGCTGGGAGTAGGTCAAAACACGATATCACACGGACTTGGTCGCAATTTTATCACATGGTTCGCCGGTAATTTCAGTGCTACATGTGCCGTCTACAATCTCGCGTCGCCGGACGTCTCAAGGTACATCGTAGTCAACGCGTCAGCCGTTTGTGTCGCTGATTTTTTGGTATTGTAAATGCCGACAGACAATACATCACCAAACATGAACCTGGTTGTGCCCGTCCCGTCTGTTCAGACGGGGCCACAGTGGGCGATTGACCTGTACAATGCCCTGTACACCACAATCGACCAGCACAATCATCAGGCCGGGAAGGGCGTGCCGATCAATACCGCGGCGATTACGATCAACGCCGACTTGTCGATGTTGTTATTCAATTTGACGACGTTACGAACCTTGCGACTTGCCTTGCAAGCTAGCAATCCGTCACTCGGATCTGACGTGGGATGTCTGTTTGAGGGGCCAACGGGTGACCTTTGGTACACCGATTCTAGCGGTTCTCAAATTCAACTGACGGCCACACACGCGATCAAAAGCGCCAGTGCCTTGACCGGACCAGCGGTGGGAACGACTAGGACCATAACGGCTGCCACGTACTCTTTTGACTCAATTACTCCCGATTACGAAGTATTATTCAATACGACGTCAAACGCGATTACGGCTACGTTGCCGGCCCCTACCGCCGGAAGACAATTGATCGCGACAGACAATGCCGGAAAATTTGCGACGAACGCGCTGACGTTAGCTCCTCATACATCGGAACAAATCTCCGGACTAAATGCAAGCAAAGTACTATCGTCTGCGTGGGCCAAGTATCTGATTTCTAGTGATGGTACCAACTGGTACGTGGAGGGCTGCTGATGGCCAAACTTGCCTCAAAGATTTTCCTGGCCAGCGGCACTTGGGTTGTTCCAGGCGGAGTTATTTTCGCTGAAGCTGAAGGATGCGGTGCCGGCGGTGGCGGAGGTGGAGGCGGGACAGGCCCAGTATCTTTCGTTGCAAATCCGTCTACCGGCGGTGGCGGAGGCGGAGGTGCACGCCGATGCCGTGTACGATTCGCTGTCACGCCTGGCGAGACAGTAACCGTTTCCGCAGGCGGGGGAGGTTCCGCGGGCGCAGGAGGTGGTGGAGGGGGTGGCATAGGTGGTAACACGACGATTACTGGATCGAGTTCTGGACTACGGGCCACATTTGTTGGCGCGTCCGGTGGCGCGGGCGGAATCCTCGGCAGCGCGAGTGGCGGCATTTCATTTGGCGGCCTGTCGACCCAGCGTGTCGGTCTGTTAGCGACTGGGGGAATCAATGGTGGCTGGCCAGCGACGGCTTTCTCTGCCTCGTTTGCGGGTGGAGCTCAAGTCGGAGGCTATTCAGGCTGCGTCGCCGCTGCAACAGTGCAGTCAGTGGGAGGTGGCTGGGACGCTGATGGTGTCGCTACGCCTTCAGGCCAAGGCGGCGCTGCTGGCACGCAAGGAACGACATCTACAAATATCGGCGGATGCGGTGGTGGTGGCGGCGGTGCCGGTGGGTACGGATCTGGCGGAGTAGGCGGCAACGGTGGCGCTGGCTCTGCCACAGCAGGTGTCGCCGGCGGCGCCCCAGCCTCTTCGCCTACCGCTAACTCTGGAGCTGGCGGTGGCGGAGGAGGTGGGGGAGGCAGTGGCACGTCCGGTGGCGCTGGTGGCGCTGGATCTGCCGGGGCTACGGGTCAAGTCACTCTGTATTGGGAGGAGTAGTGGAAAAGGCGCTCGTTCCAGTCCCGTTTGCTGGCGGCATTGATACCAAAACCGATCCACAACAGGTAATCCCAGGCAAGTTGCTAGATTTGCAGAACGGGATTTTCCAAAAAACCGGCGCTGTTACCAGGCGGTGGGGATACAGCTCTCTATCTAATGCCAAAATTGGAGCTTCCGGCAACATCACAGCAGCTAAGGCTATCACCGCGTTCCAGAACGAACTGCTGTTATACGACGGCCAGAACGCATACTCGTACCTGACGAGCGAGGGGGCCTGGGCAACGCGCGGGACGCTGACCAGCGTAATCCAAAAAAACACAAGTATCGTTCGGAACACAAATCAGCAGCTAAGCCCCGATCATGCCCAACTCAATGGGATCGACGTGTACGCGTGGGAAGACTCAACGGGCGGAGTTCGATATTCAATCTATGATACGATCAGCGGCAGCCCGATAATACTAAATTCGCTGCTACTGGTGACAGGAAAGCGCCCCAAGATACTCGCTGGAGTATCAAATATTTATATCTTGGTACAAGATACCAATCTAAATACTATTAGCATGTGGAGCGTGAGCACCACCAGTCTGAATATCACAAATATTGGGCCAATAATTGCGACAGTGAATACGGCATCGGCATATGATGCTTGCTTAGATCCAATTACGACGTACATATTTGTAACCGTGTCTGTATTTAGCTCACAAGGTCCGCTGAATCTGGATATTGGAACATACGCAATAGCCCAAACTGGAACGGCTATTTGGGCCGTAATCGGCGTAGTCGGAGCAAGCTTAGCTGGAGCAGCCGCTATTTTCGGCGTATATATGAGCGTCCAGGGCGTGAATTCTTGGACCGCTACCATTGTAGCTGGGCAACTGGTGCTGGGGTCAGTTGTATACGAACCGACAAATGGAGTGCTCACTTCTGCCGACAGCTCGACGACATTGACCCCATCGGTTTCAAACGTGGGATCGACTTGCGCAGTTTTGGCCGTCAATAGCGGGACCAATTTTTTCACAAATACGTTTGGAACGAACGTCGACACGTTCTTTTTTGTGGAGTCGATCCTTACTACTGGGGTGTCAATAATTACGGTACTTGCGCTGCCACTAACCGGTGGTCCGTTCAATACAGGTATACCGAACGCAACATTTATTCGTGGTGTAGGTCTAGCGGCCAAACCGTTTATTCAAGGCGGTCAAATTTACGTGAACGTCGCATACTCCAGCCAACAGCAGTGCACGTATTTTACTCTGGATTCAAATGCCAACGTTGTAGCCAAGGCATTACCAGGTCTTGGTGGCGGATTGCTTTCGCAATCCGATTACATGATGCCAGAATGCCAGGAGGTATCGACTGTATTGGGCGGAACAGTCAACGGAGCGCCATCCGGCATCTTTCAGTACGCATCGCTGGTCAAGGGATCTGTAAATACAGAGGCGGGCGGAGTTCTGTCGCTGCTGGGAGTGAATCTGTGTCAGCTTGATTTTACTGACAGCAATCATTTTGCTAGCGCAGCAATCAATGGGGGGCTCTACACGGTAGGTGGGGTCGTTCAGAGTTACGATGGCGCTCAATATGTCGAGCACGGATTCAACGTGTATCCTGAAGGATTTACGCTTACTCCGTCGTCTACCGGTGGGCTACTTGGACAAGGTCTGTATTACTATTGTGTGACTTACGAATGGGTAGACAACAACGGATATCGACAAATCTCGACACCGAGCATTGCAACTGCTGTTACAACGAGCTCGGCAACGGCATCGGTATCACTGACTATCCCAACACTTCGCTTGACTAGGAAGTCAAACGTCCAGATTGTGATTTATCGCACGGCAGTGAACGGCGTTTCGCTGACGAGGGTCACGTCAGCGGCTTTGCCCACGTATTCTAGTACGACCGTGGATACGGTCACATTCGTTGATACGCTTTCGGATGCGAGCATTGCCGGCAACGGTGCGATGTACACGCAGCCGTTGTCTACAGGCGGTGATCCGATTCTGCCCAACGGAGCACCCCCAGCGTGTACGTTGATAGCAACATACGCGAACCGCCTTTGGCTTGCTGGCGCAGACGATCCCTATACGCTCTATTACTCGCAAGCCGTACTGCTAGGAGTACCGGCTCAGTTTTCTTCGGCTCTAACATTGAGGATAGATCCAGATGGCGGACCGATCACAGCTCTTGCCAGGCTTGACAACAACTTTTTCGTATTCAAGCGAAATGGCATTTTCTTTATCACTGGCCAGGGTCCTACAGCGACCGGAGATAACAATGACCTTGGGACTCCAGTACAGGTGCCTTCAGGTGGCGTCGGGTGCGTGTCCTCAAATTCGATTGCTCTTACTCCTATGGGCCTTCTCTTCCAAAGCGCCAATGGGATCTATCTGCTAGATCGTTCACTGAACGTTACCTATAAAGGCGCCCCGGTCGAAAAATTCAACTCTCTTTCTGTCACCTCCACGACAGTGCTGCCGAATCAGTGGGTGATATTCTTTACGCAAGGAATTACGTTGCTGGACGGAACCCCAATAAGCGGACTAGCAATCGTATACGACTATTATTACGATCAGTGGTCGCTGTTCACAAATCATTCGGCAGTGGATAGCGACATATTTCTTGGAAACGGCTCGTTACTTGTGTACGCAAATCCGAACGGCACCGTGTATATGCAGACTCCGTCGATTTATTCCGACGCCGGGCAGTTCATTCCGTTTTCGCTGACTACGTCATGGTTAAACCCGAATGTCTTGCAAGGATACCAGCGAGTCTATCACGCGTTCTTGTTGGGCCAGTACTACTCGACGCATACGCTAACATTCCAGGCAGGATTTGATTTTGATTTGAGTTGGCCAGTGAATGCCGTGGTACCGAGTGATTCGGCGCTAGGTATCGTCACATTTGGAAACGACGGAAATTTCGGAGCAGGTTCACCGTTCGGTGATAAGACTAACGGCGCATCAGTTTATCAATTTCGCTTTGATTTGCTACATAAGTGCAACGCGGTTCGGTTCCAGATTTCCGACCAACAGGTAGCCCCAGGCGGCCTGGGATTTTCGCTGTCTGCCATCTCTCTAATGGTTGGCATAGGTAAGCCTGAGCGCGGAAACAGAATGGCAATAATCAAGCAGTTCGGAGTCACATGAGCAATTCTGTCGTAATCGGATTTGACAGTGCTGGTAACCCCATTTGGGGTAGCCCGCAGAGTCAGGTGGCGCTCGCAAACTCTGGCGGGCTGCAGCCCGGAGCCAGCGGTGATACGACGCTCGGGGCGTCTCCGATCCCGCCGACACAGGCGCCGTCTTCTTCGGCGCCTGTTCCGAGCACGAACGCCACTTCGAATCTGCCATCGACTGGTTCGAGTAATTTGCTTGGAACCGGAAGCATGCAGATGCTTCCGTACGGAATCAATAGTGGTGCAATCACCGGTGCGCCGATAAATCCAGACGGCAATTACGGGCTGAATAACGTTTGGAACAATCTCGCGAATGCATCGGCCAATTTGGGAGTCAACAATTTCAATGCCTCGGCTCCAAGCATGACAGGAACGACCGGCACGGCTGCGCAAGGTGGAGCGTCGACCTACAACGCTGCGACCGCTGCGCCGGCCACGTACAGTGCCGGATCGGCTGGCGCTGCGGGATATAATGCTGCCCAAGCGCAGGCTGGCGGATACACCGGAGCGCTCGGCAACGCATCCAGTTATCAGGGAGCTCTTGGTTCTAGCAGCGGATATACGGCAGCTCAGATCGCAGCTGCACAGGCCCAAGCCTCGCAAGGTCAGGCTTCGCTCGCGGCTGGCTATTCGCAAATGTCCCCAAGCGCGATGGCCGCTGCTCGTCAAGGATACGCCACAAGCGGCCAGACAGGGGTCTCCACGGCTGGCGACGCGCAGTGGCAAGCTGCACAAGCGCAACTCGCTAACACTCTCCAAACGCAGGCTTCCGGCGGAGGGGTAAGCCCAGCGGACTTGCAACTGGCTGCCGGTGGCCAGCAATCGCTGAACAATCAGCTCGCTGCGCTAGGTTCGCAGGCTGGCGGCACACAGAACGCTGCACTGGCGATGCGTAGCGCAGCCGATCAGGCCGCCGCGGTGAACGCGACAACAAATCAGCAAATGGGCGTGCAAAGAGCGCAAGAAACATTGGCTGCGCAACAAGCGCTCGGAACAGTCGAGGGCACGGCCAGGGGACAGTCGCAGACGTACAACGCGAATGCCGCACAATTGGCTCAAGCAAACAACATCTACAATGCTGGAAATGCTCAGTCTTCGCTAACAAATAACGCGTCGCTGGCTCAGCAAGGAAACCTGACGAACGCGCAACTATCAGCACAAGCAGCAGCGTCCAATCAATCAGCTGGTAATCAATTCACTGAGTTCAATTCTGGCGCGCAGAACGCGATGACCATGCAAAATATGGCCAATTTGCAGCAGGGAGCTCAGTACAATGCCTCAAATTCGCAGCAGGCGGCTTCGCTGAATCAGGCTGGGCTCAATGCGGCGAACTCGTTCAATGCGGCGAATCAGCAGCAAATGACGTTAGCGAATCAAAACTCACTCAATAACGCGAACGCCTATAACGCAAACGCCGGTCAGGCAATGACGGCCCTCAATATGGGATCAGTCAATGCAGCCAATCAGTACGACTCGGCCGCACAAAACGCTCAGATTCTGGCCAACCAGAACGCGCTCAATGCGGCTAGTTCATTCAATGCTGGGAATTTGCAACAGGCCGGCGAATTCAACGCCGGGCTATCGACTACTGCGGCCGCGGCAAATGCCTCGAATCTTCAGCAGGCTGGAGAATTCAACGCCGGATCAACGAATGCAGCGAATGTGTACAACGCTGGTAACACGCAGGCGATGACACTTGCGAATATGGGTGCGCTGAATACACAGACGCTGGCGAATCAGAACGCCTTGCAATCGGCGTCAGCCGCAAATCTCGGACAGGCCGGAACTTACGGCCTAGCCAATCAGTCTTCGGCGCTAGCTGCACAACAGCAGTACTACAATCAGCAATTGGCGCTCGCTGGCGCGCAGACAGGAATCTCGCAGAGCAATCGTGCAGCGCAGCTAGCAAACGAACAGCTGGCAGTGCAGCAACAAACGAGCGAAAATCAAACCGCTGCCCAAGCATTCGCGTCGCAGCAATCGAATCAGCAAAATGCTACCGGCGCAATCGCCGGAGGAGTCGCTTCCGCTGGAGCTACAGCGGCCAGAGCCATTTCTGGTCTAGGCACGAATACGACTGGCACGAATAACGGTCCGGTCAATCAGGTTGGATCGGCGTCAAACAGCCAGACCACTTTACCATCGCCGGAGACTGCCTCGCAATCCGGCGGCGCTGGGCCGCTAAACAGCGGATTAGGTGATTATACGTCTGATCCGCTTGGCGGCGAGCAGACGCTCAGTCAATATTATCCTACAATTTCTGACGAAAACCTAAAGGAAGGGGTGTCCGGTGGCAATCCAATGTTACAGAGTTTTATGCAACAGCTGGAGCAAAACAACGTTCAGGATCCGGACAACATCAACACTCAGGCGGGGCTAGGATTCCAGGATCCGAAATTTCAAAAAGTAGTTACGCCAGGGAACAACGGTTCGTCCCAAAATCCTAACATACTCGGACCCATCCTTGGAGTGTTCGGCAATCTAATTTTACCAGGGGCCGGGGGAATTATCGGCAGTGCGGCAGGCACCGCGCTGAATAGCATCGGCCAAGAAGGGACACCAGCGACGTCTCGAAACGTTGAAGCGTCGGCCGGCAGCGGAGACACAGCCTTTGGAAATATCTCCGATGACGATTCTCCTCAAGCTCCAGGTCAACCTGGAGCCAATCCTTTTGATACGACGCTTTCCGACGATCAAGCCAAAGAAAATGTGCAGAGCGGCAATCAAGGGATGCAAGCATTCCTTCAGCAAGCCAACGCACAACAGCAGGCTCAGGGCAGTCAAGGCAGCACAAATAATGCCTTTATGCAGATCGGACAATCGCCGAATCCAGTTGTCGATCGTCCGGCAGTTCAGAACCCCAACGCTGGATATGGCGCAATAGTCTCAAACCCGAATCAAGGATTCGCTGGGCAAAATGCGTCCGGTGGATACGCCAATGCTGGTTTTCAGGGAGCGTCAGGGATCACCCAGGGAGGAGTAACTCAAGGTGGAGGATGGTCAGGAGCCGGCCTTACTTCACAAGGCGGAGAATACAACGGCGGAATCACGTCCTCCGGTGGATATAACCCTGGCGGCATGGCCTCGATGGGTGGACAGTACCAGGGCGGAGTCACGAGCCAAGGGGGTGCATATGGTGGCGGATATTCGGGCGCCAGCTATGGCGGTGGCGGTTATTCTGGCGGTGGATATTCGGGCGGATCAGTAACCAATCAGGGTGGCATTGCTCAACAGTCAAGCAATTACAGCCCTGTCTACACTCCGCCTAATATGCCAGCGCCGCCTTCCGCGTTCAGCCAGCAGACATCGCAGCCGATCGGAGCGTACGCTAACAACGTTGCGTTAGAACTGCCTCAGCAGCAGTCCTCGGTCAATCCACAGCAAATGTCTCAGCCAGCCACTTACGCTCCGAGTAATCCGTTTTTTGCTGCTCAACCTATGTCAGCCTTTGCGCAGCAAATTTCTCAACAGCCAACCTTTTCTGCGCTGTCAGACGAACGTGAAAAATCGGAGACAGACGACAACGGCTTGCAAGCGTTTCTAGATTCGGTGCACGCGCATCAGTATCGGTACAAGGATCCCGATATGCCTGGAGCCGGTCATGGCACATTCGTCTCTCCGATGGCTCAAGAAATTGAGTCCACCGATCTTGGTAAGAATTTCGTGCAACGCGGAACGGACGGATACAAGCGCGTCGATTACGGGAAAATGGCCGGTACCATGTTGGCTGGACAAGCGATGCTCAATGAGAGGCTCAACGATCTGGAGTCATTTCTGAAGGCTGCTAAATGACGCAAAACTATGCACCGGCAAATTATACGGCCGATCTAACGCCACAAGATGCAGAGACGGATAAGGATATCAGTCCTGTCGTAGCCAACGCGATATTGGCTGGTACGCCTCCGCCACCATCGGTGTCAACTGGATCGAGTCCGACGTTATGGGACAGAATGAGTTCTTATATGGCTGACCAGACATCTCAGCCGCCTTACGCGACCGGTGTGCCTAACCAGTCGCCACAAGCTCCTATATTGGCTGCACCACAGTCTGCGCCTCCGATTGCACAAGGCTCGCCTACTCTGGACAGTTTTGGCGGGAATGCTCAGAAAGGTCCGACCGTACCTCAGGGAGCTCAATTTAGTCCTGCCATTGCGTCGCTACTCCAAGGTGGCGGCGCTACCGGCGGTTCTGCACGAGCTGTCGGCTTGTCTCCAGCAGACAAGACTTACGACCAGAGTCTACTAGCCAATCAGGCTAGAGATCGGCAGACGGCCGCGAATTATCTGCAACAGGTAGGAGACAACGCCAAACAATTCGCTGCGCAGAACGATGCTTTCACGGCAGAAAGTCGAGCCGGGATTCAAGCGTTTCAGCAGCAAAATTCGGAGAACGAGGAGCACCGAAAGAAGCTCGCACAAGAGGCAAAAGATGCTCAAGACAGAATCCAGGCCAAACTTGGCCAGCTAGAGTCACAAGGAATCGATCCAAACAAGTACTGGCACGACTCCGGTGTCGCTGGGACGATTCTGTCCGGAATAGCGATTGGACTAGGTCAATTCGGAGCGCAATTAGGTCATGGGCAAAATGCGGCCCTATCGATTATAAATGGCGCCATAGACAGCTCAATCCGCTCTCAAGAAGTCAATCTCCAGCATGCCCTGGAGATTGCCGGTAAAGGCAGCGAGCTAAACGCCCAGGGATTCACCAGCAGGATGCACTACTGAAGGCAAAAATGGATTCAACTCTTACGGCGTACACGCTAGCGCAAAACGAGCTACAGAAGCGTGTCGCCGCGTTTGGGCAAAATCAGGACGTCCAGACGAATGCACAGAAACTATCGATGGGCATTCAGGACTCGGTCAACGGTAAGATCGACGCAATCAATCAGCAAAGATACCAGCTGAAAAAGAACGCTGAAAAGGTCGTCCCGGTCGGCTCAGGCAGTTCGGCCGATGTTGCGAAACAAATTCGCGAGACAGCGACTAAACTTACGCTAGAGAAGGGTTTGCCACCCGACGAAGCGTTACGCCAGGCAGCCCACCTAATGTTGGGTGTGAATCTACAACCGAACGCACCGGAGACCGCTATCCAAGGCACTGGGAAAGCTGGACAACTTTCACCACGAATTGCGAAATCTGTCGCAGATTACGATGCCGGAATTGCGGCGATTCAGCAACTAAAGAAGCTACAAGAGTCCGGGATCAATACTATCGGCGAAAGGGCACAGGCCGGAGTCTTGGCCCATCAGGTTCAGACTCTAGGAATCAACGTTCCAGACAATCCGCTGGCTTTTTCGTCCAAGTTTTTCGGATCGGCAGACTCTATAGATGCTGCCGGAAAAGAGATCGAAAACAAGCGAGCCGCGCTACTGCGACGCGGTACGAGTGGAGGCTCTGAATCAGAGGGCGATTTGGCCGACAAGGTAGAGCCTGAATGACCACTGTTTTCGATTCCACGACAGGGCAACCCGTAGACGCGACACCGGAAGAGGCAGCGTCTGGAATCATCGCTGGCACGCACGCCGTTGGAGCTAGCCAGCCAATACTCCTCAAGTCTCCAGACGGATCTTTCGTCAAACCGAAAGACAACGCGTCACTGCCAGAGTTGCTCCGCGGCGGATATAATTTCCCAACGACGCAAGAAGAAACTGAGCATCGCGTTGAAAAGGAAGAGCGATCAAAGGGGCTTTACGCGTCCTTTCAGGAAGCAGCCGAATCAGCCATCAATCAGTTCGCGCTAGGCGTTCCTGAAGCCATTCAGGGCGAAACTGACACGCCTCAAGAAGCAGAAGAGAGAGAGGCGCGAGACAAGTTTCATTCCGTTGCTAGGACACTTGGGGGACTGGGCGGATTCGTTGGCTCGCTCGTAACAGGTGGAGAAATATTCAAGGGTCTTGAGACCGCTGGCGAAGCTGTCAGCCATGCCATCGTCCCAGCGGAGAAGGCAGCGCAGACTGGTCTACTAGCTAACGTCGCAGCCAAAGCGGCCAGCGCCGCCACACAAGGCGCCATCTACGCAACTCCGGCCGCATTGGCCCAAGCAGCGTGGGGCGATCCGCAAAAAGCTGCTGAGACGCTGTTGTGGGGCGTAGGAACAGGAGCTCTGCTTGGCGGTGGGGCCGAGCTTGTCGGAGAAGGCGTATCGGGAGTAAAATCTGTCGTCACGGACAATCTGCTAGGCGTTGGCGCGGGCAACAAGCTCGATCAGTGGGCTAACAATACAGCTCTGAATGCTGTTGGAGCTACGTCCGGCAAAATTGGAAAGCTCGACACAGCCTGGAGACAAGAGGCGGGAGACTACCTTACCGATCTAATCAAACCCGGCATGAGCAGGCAAGATCTAGGTGACGCTGTCTCTCGGAAACTCAAAGAAGTTGGTTCAGGTATGGGCGCTGCAATTGATCAACTTGACAGCTCAATCGCCGAAAAAAACTTGCTGACTGCTGCACCGTTAGCGGATCACTTCCTTCGCCCAGGCGAGCTAGCTTCGGCTATCAAAGAAGGGATCGGGACTGATCCCGGATTTTTCCAGCATTCAAATGCGCCATATGCCGAGGCGCTAAATAAACTAGTGGCAGATGCGGCAAACTTGCCGACGGTGACCGTCGATGGCCAACGGGTTGTCGACTTCCGAACTGGCCAAGATTTCGTTTCAGCTTTGCGTGGAAGATTTACGGACTCCGTTGACAAGAAACTAAACGAATCGGTTGGCGGGATGCGCGCCGTAACTCCGGCAGACGAAATCAAGTCTCGCGCGTACTTTTTTGCTCGCGATGCGCTGCACGAGGCAGCAGATCGTGTGGCTGTTGAATCTAATAATCCTCAATTGGTGGGCGCACTAGGAGTGGCAAAGCGTGAATATGCAAAGGCTGCAACGCTTGAAGGATTTGCTCAGAACCTTGACCGCATTGATGCGGCGAAATCATTCTCTAACTCAACTGCATTTTTGCGATCCGGGCACGGACCACTACCTTCGGCAGGTGCAGCAGTGGGCGCCGCAATTGGTGGAGCAATCGGGGGAATACCTGGAGCGGTAGCGGGTGGAGCGACCGGCCATTTGGCTGGCGGAATTGCGAATTTCATCGCAAATCGATGGCTAGGAGACTACGGAATGGTTGCCGCGTCGCGAATCGCCAAACACGTAGCCAACGAAGGTCCAGACGTATTTTCAGCCGTCCTCGGAGCCGAGTCGAGTCAGCGACTTCAGCGAACACTGAAAACAATTCACGATACGGTGAGTCAGCTCGCGATACGCGGTGCCGCAACGGTAGCGCGCCCCGATCATATGCCGATGTTGATTGGCAATACCAGCGGACTAACTCCGTCTCAAGCTTACGCCAAATTGGCCAGTAGACTGACTAGCATCTCGTCTAATCCGGCAGCCATGGCTACATCGATGGGGACGTTGACAGCACCGATAGTCACCTCCGCTCCACAAGTGGCTGCAGCATACCAGGCGAAACAGTTGCAAGCCGTAAGCTACCTGGCCAATGCGCTGCCAAAGAATCCAGTGCCACCTACTCCGTTTGCTCCTAATAATTGGTCTCCAGGCCCCAAGGAAAAGCTTGGTTTTTCGGACCGTGCAGAAATTGTGGCTAACCCAATGTCCGCAATGCGGCACTTACAGCAGGGTACACTTTCGGCAGCACACATCGAGGCTCTGCAAACCATTTATCCAGTGATTTACAGCATGATGCAGAAAGAAATACTTGAGTGGTCGTCCAAACATCCAGACGCAAAACTACCAATGCGAGAGCGCGCTAGCGTGGACAAATTTCTTGGAATCCAATCCGACCCGCTAAGCAACCCGCAGTCGCTTCAGCAAGTCCAGGCGCTCTATCAATCGTTACCCAATCCAGATCAGGAAGACAACACAAGCGGTCCGTCAAAACCAATTCACGGCAAACTAAAAAACCTGCCATCGTCGGCCACCGCGTTTAGCGCAACGACTGGCGAAAGCCAATTATGACTTTCGATTTTGCGCATATAGGATGGGCCGAGCTAATCGCAATTTTAGGCTTTATTGCCGCCGCGATAAAGTTCAGAGACGGGCTCCGCGATATCAAGCGCGAACATTCTCAGCTACGGACAGCGGTGGTTTGGCTCGTGCGAGAACATCAGCGGCACAATTACATGCGTCACGAAAATTCTGAGCCACCGCCGGCCTGGATCGTTGAGGCAAAACTTGACGGAGAGTGAGCTCACCATGAGAATTCTTGCCATCCCGATAACACCGGAAGGAGCAAGCGCCCTTCTAACCTGGGTTGAGCGGATCGCCAATAAAGGTCCAGCGGCACATGATTTTTTGCCAGATCTCGTTAGCTTTCTGGGCGCAAACAGCGCCGTCTGGACGCCGGTCAATCGCGCACGGCTACGACGAGTACTAGCGTGCTTCGATAGCACGATAACAGTCAAAGCGATCGTGGCGATGCTGCGAATAAATACTCGGACAGATATTCTTGACGCGGCCGAGCTAGCGCTTCGGAGCCTGGACACGGGTGCGGCACCGTATATGCGCTTCCTTGCACGCGAGTCAGATCTCAATGAGGATGTGCGCGCATGTATTCTTCGAGCTGCGCATCATTTATTTTCACTGGTCCCTTGACGCGTCCGCAAGCTAGGCGTAGATAGTATGTCAGACGGCGGCAACAAAGAAGGAGTCTGACAAATGAAAATCATCAACAGAAGCGCGTTCGAGATCGTCACTAGGGCAATCGAGGCAGCGGGGGAAGCTGGCGGCATCGCCGAGGTTGAAGCCATCGCCGCCAATGGTGTCGGCGCCATGACGTTTGCGGCGCGGGACCTGGCAATACTCATCGAGGCGTACGGGTCGCCCGGCGACGCGATGCAAGGTGAGCCAATGAGCGCGGTAGAGCACGATTTCGGTTCCGGTCCGGTGCCCGCACACAAGCACCCAAACGGTGGCGGATGGGTCGCCGACACGGCATCCGTCGACGTCGACGGCCTACGTGGGCCGAACGCCACGGTCTCGGGCGACGCCCGCCAAGGTCTCGCGCCACGGTCGTCTCGGACGGCGCCACGGTCATGTGCTGCGCCACGCCACGGTCTCGGGCGACGCCCGGGTCACGGGCGACGCCGTGGTCTCGGGCCACGCCCGGGTCTCGGGCAACGCCACGGTCTCGGGCGACGCCGTGGTCTCGGGCTGCGCCACGGTCACTGGAAATGGCGTCGTCTCGGGCGATGCCACGGTCACTGACCGTGCATTGATCTCGGGCGAGGCCGTGGTCACGGACGGCGCCGAGGTCTCGGGCGGCGCCAAGGTCACTGACCGTGCATTGATCTCGGGCGGCGCCATCGTCTCGGGCGAGGCCGTGGTCTCGGGCGACGCCCGGTCTCGGGCAACGCCAAGGTCATGGGCGACGCCGAGGTCGCGGGCGACGCCGTCGTCTCGGGCGACGCCCGGGTCTCGGGCTATGCCGTGGTCTCGGGCGATGCCAAGGTGAGCCCATGAGCTCACACGATTTCGGTGCCGGTCCCGTACCGGCACACCACCACCCAAACGGAGGCGGATGGGTCGCCGACACGGCGACCGTCGCGTCGACGGTCTACGTTAGCACGCACGCCACGGTCTCGGGCGATGCCGTGGTCTCGGACGGTGCCGAGGTCTCGGGCGGCGCCAAGGTCACTGACCGTGCATTGATCTCGGGCGGCGCCATCGTCTCGGGCGGCGCCATCGTCTCGGGCGAAGCCACGGTCTCGGGCTATGCCGTCGTCGCGGGCCACGCCCGGGTCACGGACCGCGCCTGGGTCTCGGACCGCGCCTGGGTCACGGGCAATTCCAGGGTCGCGGGCGACGCTCGGGTCTCGGACAGCGCCGGGGTCGAGGGCCATGCCGTGGTCGAGGGCAATGCCAAGGTCACGGGCTGCGCCACGGTCACTGGAAATGGCGTCGTCTCGGGCGATGCCACGGTCACTGGCCGTGCATTGATCTCGGGCTACGCCGTGGTCGAGGGCGACGCCTGGGTCGCTGGATAAAAAGTCGTGTCACTCCAACGTGAAGAAAAAAACGACAATGAAAGCATTTCACGGCGATTCTGAAATCAAGGAGAAGTACCTCGCTCGCGTGAGAGCCCATCGCGCGGCGGACGAATTGATACGCGGCGAGGGCTGGGACGGCCATCGAGGCTGCGCGATCGGCTGCACACTCGAAGCCTATGATCATTCCAGGTATCCGATCGAACTCGGCATCCCTGAGCAGCTCGCGCATTTAGAAGACTGGTTATTCGAGCGCTTGCCTGTCGCGGACGCGATGGCATGGCCCGAGCGCGTGCTGACGGCCATTCGCGTAGGTGCTGATTTGTCCCGAGTGTGGCCTGAGTTCGCGATTTGGATGCTGACCGATCCCGAGCACGGCGTCTCGCAATACGCGGTCGACGGCGGCACGCGCGCGTCAATCGCTGGCGTTGCGGATCTATATCGCCGCACGGACGATGTGTCGCGGACGAATGGGCGGCGGCGCGGGAAGCGGCGTGGGCGTCGGAGCGGGCGGCGCGGGTAGCGGCGTGGGTAACGTCGGCGCGGGCGGCGCGTGTAGCGGCGTGGGCGACGGACGCGGTATGGGACGCGGCGACGTTGATGTACGCGGCGACGTACGCTGAGCGGGAGGCGCCTGAGACGTGGATCAACGTAGCCGCTGACAAATTGATCGCGTTGCTCGAGGAGGCTTGATATGCAGTATTTAGGCGGAAAAGCGCGTGTAGGAAAGCAGATAGCCGAGCAATGCCTGAAAGTGCTTGCTCCCGGCGCTACTTTCGTTGACATGTTCTGCGGATCACTCAATGTGATCCGTCATGTCCCACCAGACGTGCGCAGGATCGCGATAGACGCGTGCGGGCCGCTTATTGTCATGTGGCGTGCGGCGTTAGCGGGTTGGGTTCCGCCTGTGATCGTTACGGCCGAGGAGTATGCGCTGATCAAAAAGACTCAAGATCCACATGATCCGATGACTGCGTTCGCTCTCTTCGGGTGCTCATTTGCGGGCAAATGGGCTGGCGGATACGCCAAAGACCCCCCAACGTGGAGCTACGCGAGGTGTGCGTCAAATAGTGTGGTCCGAAAGGCTAGAGACTGCGCCGGGCTCGAATTGGAGCACAGCACGTTCCAGCAAAAGAAGCCTGGCTGTTGGGAGCGCGGTACCGTTCTGTACTGCGATCCGCCTTACGCAAATACGACCGGATATAAGGCGGTAGAGCCTTTCAATTCGGGAGCCTTTTGGCTTTGGGCCGAAGAGCATGCGCGGTACGGTGTCCACGTTTTCGTCTCGGAAGGTGTCGCGGTCGATCCGTTGCCGGGATGGTCCGTGATTGACGAGCAACACGGACTGCCTGGTCGTCTCAACCCTGGGCGCAAGAAGAGGGTCGACCGGCTGTTCTTCTGCGAAAAATACTTGTGACCTATCTAGGATCAGCAGCATTTCGCGTTTGAACTGACTACCATGAAAGCATATCACGGCGATTCTGAAATCAAGGCGAAGTACCTCGCTCGCGTACGAGCCCATCGCGCGGCGGACGAATTGATTCGCGGCGAGGGCTGGGACGGCCATCGGGGCTGCGCGATCGGCTGCACACTCGAAGCCTATGATCATTCTAGGTATCCGATCGAGCTCGGAATCCCTGAGCAGCTCGCTTATTTGGAGGACTGGCTATTCGAACATCTGCCTGTCGACTTGCTCGGTGACACACCGATCGTGTGTGGCGTCGGCTGGCCTGAGCTTGTCCTGTCGTCCATCCACGTCGGTTCTGACCTGTCCCGCGTATGGCCTGAGTTCGCGATTTGGATGCTTGACCGATCCCAGAGCACGGCGTCTCGCAATACGCGGTCGACGGCGGCACGCGCGCGTCAATTGCTGGCGTTGCGGATCTATATCGCCGCACGGACGAGGTGTCGCTGGACGAATGGGCGGCGGCGCGGGAAGCGGCGTGGGCGGCGCGGGAGGCGACGCGGGAGGCGGCGGCGGCTGAGACGGCGGCGGCGAATGCTGCGAATGCGGCGGATGCGGCGTGGGCGGCGTGGGCGGCGCGTGAGGCGGCGTGGACGGCGTGGGCGGCGCGGGCGGCGACGTACGCGGAGCGGGCGGCGCCTGAGACGTGGACCAAAGCTGCCGCCGCCAAATTTATCACACTGCTCGAGTCTGCCTAACCCGCATTTTTTGCGTGGACAGGTGGGTCCACATATACCAATGTAACTACGTTGTCACAATACCTCGCTCGCATAAGAGCGCTCAGGCCGCCGCTAGATAGCCGGCGCCACACACGAGAGCTCGGGGCCGCGGTGCCGCGCACGACCGTGCTCGCCTCCACGGCGGCCGAGCCCCGGGAAGGGGGCGCTACGGCCCGGCAATGGCCCGGCGCTACATCGAGCCCGCGAGAGCGCTCAGGCCGCCGCTAGATAGCCGGCGCCACACACGATCGGGGTGTCACCGAGCAAGTCGAGCGACACATCGTCGCGATCGAAATGCACCCCGGAAATCACGATCTCCGGCTGACGCTGCCGGACCGAGAATCCGCGAGTAGCCACCTGGCGCGGCCCCGCGTCGCTCCAATACGAGGTGTGCGGCAGCGTGTAGAGCTCGCTCGCCGAGCAGGGCACCGCATAGCCCACGTAAAGGCCCGCGAGGTATCCGGCGCCTATCGCCGCCACGCCCCACGCGCGCGAGTAAGCGAGCGTGTCGATGGCCGTCCCGTCGACGGCTTCCAGATCTTGGAAGAGGTGGCACCCGGGCGGCAGACCCGCGGCACGCGCCCAGTTAACGGCGCACACGGCATCGGCGGCACCGTCGTGTGACCTTGGTTGCCACAACATCGTCGGCGGCTCCCCGCGGACATGCTGGTATGCGGCGCACTGGAGACCAGCGTCGAGGATCCGGTCGAGCTCCGGGGCGGTCAGGTCGGATGCCGTTGAGTTGCCCGGCAGAGGCAAGGTGCGGATCACGCCGCAGTAGCTCGATGCAATGGCTGCGCACACCGATGCAGATAATGGCGTAGAC